GCAACCTTCCCCTTGCACTACATGCAATAGAGAAGCATCATCAGGCAGAATATCTAAACCTGAGAGTGTAGTATTAACGCCAGTATGCCATGTAGTATGATCCATACATAAGTCAGATGCTATGATGGTATCAGTTAGTATGTCGGTACTTTGAATATCAGACTGTAACGGCACTTCAATTATATGCACATCTGTGCCTATGTAACCTAGCATATACAAAGAATCGTTAAAGAACTCTGTATGGAACAGGTGCATATCATCACGGAACTTCCAAGTACTCCATGCGTTCTGTACTTTGTCGTTCTCGTCCCACAAGTACTCATACATATAGAACTCGTTAGGTGAATCAGCTAAGCATCCCATCTTAGATAGGTTAGTAGCTGAAGACATTTGACGTATCTTACCTTTGATGTATCGCTCAATCGCTATAGTAATAGGACGGGCGTTGTTACTGTCGAACGTACTATCTGTATAGAACTCCCGTACACCACTGTATACACCTGCATCAATAGCGAAGAATAGGTTCTGTCCTGAAGGTACTGGACGTACACCTGCCTGTATCTTGAACTTAGTAGTCTCTACCATAGTAGCGTTCTGTGGCGTAATAGCTGTAGTACCTACAAGCGTGAACTGTACACCGTCTGCAAATATAATCAAATCCCTGTCGTGCTGCTCAGCGTAACGTAAGATGTTAACCTGACCAGAAGCAGAAGTAATACCTATAGGCCCATCAGGTAGTAGCTGCGTAACTGTCTTCTTAAAGAAGTTAAAGAAGTCAGAAGTAACCGAAAGGTTAACACCCTCACGGTCAATAATAACAAGCCTGTCCTGCATACTTGTAATGTCTGAAATCTTCTCGCCTACAAACTGTGGGTCTTTGTTAGTCTCTTCTGTACCTACAGTACGCGCTGCCCATGAATCAATAGTACCTTCTCCGCAAGCACCACACTCAAAAGTGTTTACTGTAGACGTACGTTTAATTACGTGCGGCATAGTAGTAGCGTCTAGTGTAGTCTCTTGTCCCGGCCCTATAGTCTCTCTCCATGTACCATCTTGGAAATTATTACCACTAGATGCACCTTGTACCTGAAACTCCATGTACAGATCATCTACGGAGCCTACACCGCCTTCTACTTTGTATATGTCACCGTTCTTAGCTTTTACTGGTAACTTATCAAAAGAGCTTACTGTATGTTTAGTTACAGCACGCATAGCACCACCACCTAAACCATCAGATGTAGTTATTGTGTAGTTAAGGTTTGCAGTTAGTGGTGTAAGTCTAATACTAGAACCTACTCTACTTATAGTAAAATAACCACCCACAACTGCAAGTGCCGTTTCTAGTTTCTCCGCTATGTAATCAGTAGCTACTTTTTTTTCTGCGTCTGTAACAGTAGATGCGTCAGTAGGGTGAGTAACCGAGAAGTCTACATTGTTAACTGATACTGTTACTGTATAATTCCTACTGTACTGTCCTACAAGAACTTCTACTAAACCCGACTTGGTACGACTTGTATTTGTTGTACTTGTAGCCCCTGACATAGATACCGTCTTAGTTTTATTAACTACAAAGGTATAGTCTCCTACGGTAGTCATACGTAGATCAGTCTTAGGGTCAGAAGATGTAACATAAGATGTGAACTGTGAGGTTACAGTCTTAGTTGCTAGAGTACCATCAAGGTCTAGAATATATACTGCTCCACCCGGAGCTATAACAATCCAGTACTGCTCTCCGTCACCCCTCGAATAGAAGTGCACAAAGCATTTAGTAATATCTACTGCACCTATATTAAAAGAAGCTACAAACTCTGAAGACGGTCTTCGGCTTAACATACGTACAACGTCTGCGGTCATGTTAGTCATTTCTGTTACCTGACCTTGTAGGCGCTCTTTATCTGGCTGCTGACTTACGCCTTGCAGTAAGGTTCCCATAGAACCGTCAACTCGTCTTGACATAGCTTACTCCTTAAGTAAATAGGATACGATTACCTGTGTAGCGTGGCTGTAGTCTACCCATAAGCCGTAGTGGGCCTGCTTGGTGTAGTACGTTAACTCTTCGGTTACGCTGCTCTGCTGTCTTTAATGCAATGTAAGCACCCTGTTCATCACGTGCTAATTCAGATATACGTTGTGGATCACCATCAAAGTCTGATAAGAATTTACGTGCTGCGGAGTACATTGTGTAGTTAGCTGCTACATAAGGTAGATCATTAAAATCTAATACCATAAGCATATCAACTACGACTGCCTTAGTGAAGGTAAAAGATTGTGTGTTCGGGTTATAAAGTTTACCACCACGTATAGTCAAATACGCGAATGGGTCTTGAGGTCTAACTTCTAATGCGTTACTTGGATAGATAATATCACCAGACGCATCAGGTGCTAAGCTCACGCTCAATTCCGTATTGAACCACCATGAGTTAGCTTGCAACTCTAACGCTGTGTTCTTTAGCCTGCTCTGTGCCGCCCTAACATCAGGGTTCTCAGTCTGTAATGTAGATACAGGAGCTTTGCCTACTGCACCGCGAATGAGATTAACGGCTTCTAATTCTGTTAAGTGCATTATGCACCTCCTTAAAATGACTTCTAAGTTTGAGCTTGTCAACGTTTAGCCTTGAGTAGTGGAAGCTACTATTGTATCAGAGGCTTTAGAAGTCCTATTAAAAACGAAAAAAGCCCCTACCCCGAAAAGGAGTAGAGGCTAATTTTGTCGGGTAAGTCCCTAACCTACGCGGCTAGTACGATACCTGCGTGCTCAGCACGATTTGGCGTTACACCGAACGCTAGGTATGAATCAATGAACCACTGTAGTTCAGAGTCCATGTAGTAGACCTTAGAGGTCAATGGAATAGTTTCACCTGCAAGCAATGCTTTAGGTAGCATTACAACAGCCTTAGCTTTCGCTTCTGCTGCTGATACATCGTAAGCATTACCGTTACCTGTGTTAGACAAGTAGTGGCCTGAGATAGCCGCTGAAGGGATACGGTTAGTCTTCATTAGTGGTAAACCACAAGACTTAAGAATCATACCTTCTGCGTAATCACCATTACCTAGTGAGTACTGGCTATTGATCAAGCGATCATTACGGAGCAACGTGTAGTACTCAGCAGGAGCAACAAGAATAACGCCACCGTCTAGGTCTACGTCTTTCTCTTCAATGCCCTGACATACATCTTCGATAGCTTTCTGAAGAAGATCAGGATCAGCTTCATCGCCTGCTGTACCTAGAGTCACCTGTGTACCACCAGCAAAGCCCGGTGGCAATGCAGTCTCACCTGCTTGTGGGTTCTGGTTATCAGGAGCGGCAACTACAAGTGCTGCTTTAATAGCTTGGATAATAAACGTTTCATCGAAGAACTTACCTATGGTCTTACCATGCTCTTTACCTAGCTCAGATCGAACTGCGTAATGTGCTTGGAAGTCGTCAAGTAGTGCAACGTTGTTACGTGCTAGTACAATCATATCAACCTTGATTGAAACGTTGTCGAACTGTGCTACAGATGCAGCAGGACGTACACCGGGTACTACTGCTTGTAGAGTAGCTTCACCGATACGGTCATTAGTTACAGTGTCAGTACCACGTACTGCTTTGATGTTTACGTACGAACGCATGAAAGATTTCTTAGCGAACGTGCCTTCTACTTCACCACCGTACTGCTCAATGTGCAGCGGGTTAACGGTAGAAGCATTACCCGTAGGCTGTAACTGTTGGCCTGCTCGGGATAGATGGGTAGAATCTGATGGATAAGACATAATTAGTCTCCTAGTTGTTATGAGTTGTGGGCTTCGATAAGTATAAACCTTGCATTCTTAGCATCCACTATTGGTTTAAATAAATTACACCCGTTTCATGGTCGCTAGGCGACGTTGATCCAGTACTTGTAATTTTGGCGACTGCTCGCCTTCAGCACGTACAATCTTAGAATACTCCGATGAATACTCTGCACGTGATATTGGTTCTAGACCTGCTGCTTGTGCTGCTGCATCGCCTTGAACTAAGTTAGTTGTTTGGGTAAAACCCGGTGATTGTTGGTACATGTTAGATAACTCCCGTACTGCTAGGGATGCTTGCACCCCACCTGCTTTAATCATTGCGTCATATGCTGCATGGCCTTCTTCAGTTAATCCTGCTTTGCCTGAAGCTACCCAATCAAGGACAGCTTGCCATGCCTCTTTACCACCTGCTGTATCATAGATATGTTGGTGCGCTGATTCTACAGCAGCAGCTTCTTTAGCGGCCTCTGCTTTAAGTCCTGCTACAATACCTTCTGCTGCTGCGTCACCAATCTTATCTGCAATAGCTGCTGTATTGATCTGGTTAACATCACCTGATTCAATCCATGCGTCAAACGCTGCACCTAAGTCTACCTTTGCGTCAGCCAATTGCTGTAATGCTTTATCAGCATACTCGTTACCAGTACTTTCGATCTCGTAACTTTCACCCTCCGACTCTGTTTGTACTTCAGGTAGTCCCGGTTCTTCAGCTACTTCAGTAACAGGCTGTGCTGTTTCTTCTGGTGTAACTGTCTCTTGGACTACTTCAGTACTCTCTACTTCCTGCTCCGCTTCTGGTGCTGTGGGCATTTCGTTCGTGTTAGCGGGTTCTGCTTGGCTTAAGTCTGTCATGTATTGCTCCTATTGTTCCTGCTCCAACCGTTGTCCGGCTGTATCTACTTCCATTTGATCCATCTTAGCTTGTTCCATTTGTGCCTTTTCTTGTTCAGCACGTGCCGCCTTATCCTCTTCAGACAAGAAAGCCATAGCAGCGTCAAGATTGTTGTTAGCTGCAAGGAACTTAAGTATGGAGTTAATATCTAATTCACGCCTTACCTCTTCATCAATTTGCCCTAGTAAGGACGCATCTTGAATAAATAGACGATACGCATCGAGATCACCTGACCGTGAAAGTACATCAAGCCCTGTTAGTATAATAGGCTCAACACTCTTACCGTCAATCTTAAAGTCAATACGATGTAGCAACAGTCGTGCTACGGGAAGTTGGAACGTTTGAGCAAGTCTAGTGTAGACTCCACCGAGAGAGGTCTCAAGCTCACGTGCAATCATACGAATCTCTTCAGCGGTGACACGTTCTGCGTCACGTACGCCTGATGAATCCATTAGGAATGCTTTGCTTAGTCTCTGCTCGATACGCGCTATGCGTGCTTCAATGATCTGTAGGTCATTATTTTTATTCATTTGCA